GGTTAATTGGATTGTGCGGGTCAATCTTATATAGGCATTCATGCACGAACGTCTGAATATTGCGGAGGTGGGTAGCTACCTCTTCAATCCACGTTGTTTCGTATTCCGCTTCCTTATCGGCGCATATCTGTAGACTGAGGCTCTTTAGCTGACCCTCTAGGTCAAGCTTCACTGCCTCGGTTGATTGTTCGCCACCCTTGCTATTCGACTGCGAACCATTGGAGCGTGTGCGAGGGACGATACCGTGACGCGAATTGTGGGACTTGACCACTTGCGCAATGCTAGCGTTCAAGCTGATTTCACTATTCTCGCTATCCTCTGCGCGCCATAGCTTACCGTCTAGCGGTATGTAGCTGCCAGTCTTTATAGCCTTGTCGAGTTGACCGATAGCCTGATGGTCCGCTGGCAGTAGCATTGCAGCAGGGAATGAGAACAGTGAGGCGGTAACGTCAAACGATACTTGACCTCCGCCAGCCATAAGCAATGCGTTTGTGAGCGTGATAGCGTCAATCAACATGCGGTATTGTTTGGCGTAGTTCTGCTTTGCACGCTTGGCGGTATCCTTGTCCTTGGTGTTCTTGTCGATAACCGGGGGCGCAGTGATAAAGCGGCCAATGAGTAGCTTACGATATACCTTGGCGTTGTCAGACAGCTTGCTAGCCGTAAGGTCAGAGAACGCTGGCATAGTGACGACATATGTCACGCCATCCTTATCGGCTGGTAGTGTCGGCGGCGTTTCGCGGTCCAACTCAAATTGAGCGTTGATACACGCGGCTAGCATCTGTTGTGCTTTGCCCTTTACACCGTCCGCCTTGTCAGCATCTTTCAATGCTTTGTTGACGAGTGCAGATATTTGATCGGGCATAATAGGCGCCGAGAGAGTGGTCGAGTTCTGTAGTGTGGTAGTGAGAGACATTGTGTGAACTTTCATGTTTGGCGTTATTGGCAGTTAGCAGACAAGTCGTGTGGCAGTTTTGCCGTAGTCGGTGTCCTAGCGAGGCTAGGCTACGTTACCAATGCAATCGAGCTATGGTAACATAGTCTAGTCTAGCGTTGCTATCGGTCCAAGCGAGCAAGGGTATTTAGTGCAGCGTGAAAGTCTGCTCGGCGTATGACGCAATTCATATCTGCCAAACGTGCGAGCAATGCCTTGTAGAGTGCGGCTTGGGCGTTAGTGTATTCGGTCATAGTCTAGATATCCTCATTCTCTGTTACGTGAACTAGTGTCCACTCGCCTTGTGTGGTGGGGTTGTCATCCCATAGTGCGCACCATGCACGATAGACCATTTCGTCTAGTGTGCGATCAGCGCAGTATGTTCGCTCATATGATACGTATTCCTCACCGTTCTCATGAATGAATGTGCAGGTAACGGCGAGTAGTGGTGTGGATATTGCGATAGTCATCTGTGTATCTCTATCTGTTACGGTAATTAGGAGCGTGACTTCGCTAGCGTCTCTAGAGCGATAGCACGCCGCATAGCGAACTTGCGGGCACTGACATTGCGTGCATGGGCCGCGATACGTCGCGATGACATAGCGGCGGTAACAAGCGCAGCGGTGTTGGCATCGGCGTATATAGCGATTTCAGCCGGCGTGAATATAGCGGTAGGGAGACAAGCGGTCATAGCGGTATTTCCATCTGTTACGGTAATTAGGAATATAGCGTGATGGTGTTCCATTGTCAAGCGGTAAATAGGGATAAATAGCGATAACTAGGGGTAGTGGATTTATGCGTGTAAGTGTGATTGTGTATACTAGTGGTGGGGCGGAGTTCGTTACTCGCGGTGTCGGCGACTCACTACTGACCAGCCTCGCGCACTACCTGTTATGCGGTGCGTCCCGTCACCCATCGTTGCAGGATGCGAACGAAATTTGGCCGGCTGCCGCAACGACGCTGCTGTGTATATACGACGGCCTGGTGCCCCCCACTCCCCCGGCCAATTCCAAAAAGGGGTAGAAAGGAAGTCGCCCCGTAGCGTGCGGACATCAAACATGCTGGGGATCGACGAAATACGTATGTGTATACGCTTCCACGTTATCCACACGTCACGTAGACTTATCCACAACACTGATAGAGTATTTCGCGTAATGAAATGTAAGATAGTGAATGATTTCAGTAGTATAGACGCCGAAACTCGAAATAAGCACCAGAAAGCGGTGGATAACTTCTGTCGATCGCGGAAACATGCTCGACACGCAACTGGCGTTAATCTACCGTTAACACGCATCATTAGTAGAGTTTCCCGTCTGTTTCTTCGCTAGCTACAACTCATTGCAGGTGTTGTAGACGACGGCACGGCGCCGAGTAGTAACGGGACGACACACTTCGACATATACGAGTCGTAGCTACGACTTGCATTCGGTCCGCATTACGCGGATGATGGTGAGGGCCGTCGCCTGCACCCTCATTACTTACAGAGGGCCGGACGCAGATCGCAGCACAGTCGCGATGGGCCGTCAATCGACATCTGACACATTTACTAAATTTAGCGTGGGCACAGTATGTAGTAGCGATACATACACAATGCTACCATATCTGGTATTCGTTCTGTTATGGGAGCAGGACACCGCGAAGATCGTTGCCAGACTCAGAAGTATTATAGCAGGTTGTATTCCGACACCGATCCTCTTAGGCTCACGTGTAATTCACTGCATATAGTAGTTAACTACACGAGGTATTAACGGTCATGGCAACCTACGGTATCTCCGGCACTGGCACGGTTCCGTTTACGGGTTGGTCGCCTACCCTCGGTGTAGGTGCCGCTAATCAGGGTTCCACTAGCGGTAATGTTCAGTTCAATGGGTTGACGCAATCCGACGATCAGCTAGCGAGCTACTTCAATCGCCAGCCTAATCGCGATATCCGTCAACTTCTGTTGTCGGTAATGGGCTTTCTCACAGGTCAAACTGCGACGGCGCCATATACGCGGATCAAGGCGCAGGTAGCGATGAATGACCCAAGTGCGCTGGGTGGATTGGTGCCGATCGAAGCCACTAATTATATCAACAGAGTGACGACGGCGTTCGACGTTAGCGCATTGCAGGCTCTACTCAATCGAACCAATGGCCCGGCTACCTATCCCATTGATTTGTCAATGAATGGTGGCAGTGCAGGTATCGGAGGTCCCGCTAGCAAAGTTCTCTGGTAGCTCCTCTATATATAATAGCAAGGAGCACATGAGATGGCTCGCGGAACGTTTGACGGCGAAATTCGGCAGGCTATGACTCCCGACGGTGGAGATGCAGGTCCTCCACAGCCGAAAGGGAAGTCGGCTCAATCGCAACCTAAGTCGGTGCCACCTGCCACTTCTTCTAAAACACCACAGTTGATACGACCGGCTGCGGGACAGATGCGTATTCCTAATCCCGCCAGTGATCCCGTATCCCATGCGGCGGCGATTGCTCACGCTATTCTACAGCATGGTAGAATGTAATTAGCGGAGTTTATGTATGGCAAGGTTTCCTGTAACTATTCAGGGTGTCGCTACGACTGGTAGCGGTAATCATCCTGACCAAGGACTACCCGGAATTGATGGTCCCGTTGACCCTGATTATGGTATTGATGTCGGACACCGACCCGATCATAGTTTGCCGGGTGATCCGCCGCATGTAGATAATACGCTCCCTGGTTTGCCTGTTGGTCCAAATCAAGACCTTCCACTACCGCCTAATTATCCTGATAATAGTTTGCCGCCGATCGTCGGTCATCCTGACAATTCATTGCCGCTTATTCCAATGCATCCTATTTATCCAGTGCCACCGGGCGTAGAAACGCCACCGCTTGGTGCAGTTTGGCCGCCGTTGCCTTATGCTAGTCAAGGCACAGGTGCTAGTGTTACTGCAATCATGAAATGCACAATGGGTATATGGGGCGAGCGCTATGTCGTCGTTGATCCTTCGCTAGTATGGCCGTCGCCTCCTGCAACGCCTAAGTAGTTTAGCGTAACATCGGGCATCGAAAGGTGCCCGATTAGCTATTTGAGGTAGCATTATGGCACGTATGCCGACGCCACCGATACCACCACCGGGCGGTGATCCAGATGCGTCACCTGATGCAATGTCACCGACCGTTATGCTGCAAAAGAGATTGCAGTCGATGGGTCTACCGCTCACTGCCGAGAATATGAGTAGGCTACTTGCGTCTAATGCTAATTTCAATAGCGGTGGCGCTGGTGATGGACCAGTTCCCGGTTTGCGTAGTGATATTCCAGCTACCGAGGCTGAGGATCAGGCAGCAATGCGAGCGCGTGGTAATGGATCACCGCGTAGTAGTGCGCCGCCGCCATATGTTAATCCGCCAGCCGTTAATCTCGGTGCGGCTCCGATGACTAATGAAGCGGATTTCCAGATGCCGACAACGCCACCGATACCTAATGTCGGTAATCTTCCGTTTCAGGCAGTGCCGCCGCCAACTACGTTACCGTTACCGCAAATACCGCCTCCCATACTTCCCGGTGGTGGTGGTGGTCGTGGCGTTGTTCCTGCGCCTAATGTTCCGCCAGCGCCACCGCCTCCCGCAGCGATGCAAGCTCCCGTTCCTCCACCAATACCTAATCCATTGGAGACTGCGCTAAATAGAGCAGTGCCACCAGCACCACCAGCATTACCGGCGCCTACACCTCCATTAGCATTACCTGCGCCTAATGCTCCAACGATGCCCCGTATCGCAGCACCGCCACCTGTGCCGCAAGTCGGTGGACCGCCACCTAGATTAGCGTTACCGGCTCCTGAGAATACCGGCGCCCCACGTTTGCCTGCTCCTGAACCATCATTAGGCGAACGTATATTGCGCGGGTTGAAGGAAACTGGCGGTGTTCGTGGTGCTATCCCTGGCGCCGGTGGTCCGCGTGGTGGCGGAATGCGTGGTGCGCCTGGAATAGCAGGATTAGGTGCAGGTGCCGCTGGTCTACTTGACTGGTATCACGAATTACGGCGTCAACAAGGTCAGCCTCCGGGCAGTTAATGATGCTCGCAGATGATGCACAACCCCTAAAGTTAGCAGATGGTAGACTGGTTTACCCAGGTGGTCGAGTCGTTGAAGAAGTGGCTCCGCCATCTAAGCCTTCGCCTAACGATCGTATGGTTGAAATTCCTACGAATAGGGAAGCGCAAGAACTAGTCATTAATGCACGGCGTAAGCTCGCTGATTTGCCCGACGTGCCCAAGACTATGAATGCTATCTCAGTGGTATTGAGCTATTCGCTATTCGGCCTCGACAACATGGATATTGCGTTGGCAATTGGTAGCACAGAGATACAAGTAGGCAAGATTAAGGAAAGTAGCGCCTACAAGACGATGCACGAGAACGTCCTACGCTCAATACTAGATGCGGAGACCGACGTTGTTCGCGATATATTTAAGCAGCATTCTCGCACTGCCGCTAACGTGTTGGTTGATAGTCTACACAACGGTCAACGGGGTGAACGTCTATTCGCTGCGAAGGATTTTCTGGACCGTGCAGGTCATCGTCCTTCTGATATCGTGGAACATCGCCATCGAATTGATGGTGGACTTACTATAGAGATCGTTAGGAAGGATGCGAGTGACCAGCCGCCGACGATAGATATGGAGATCGAGTAATGAGCTTTGTTGCGTCAACTGGTATCTCGCCAACTGGATCGACGGGCAATAATGTATTTACATTGCCTAGAGTAGTAGACACTAGCGGCAATGCGCCATACTCAGGCAACCTGTATTCGCATATACGTATTCTGGCGCCGTCGTTACCATGCACCGTGGCATTCGACGGTGGAACTTCACGAACACTGAGTAGCACAACGGTAGGCGATATTCTCGCTATTCCAGCCGCAGCACAGATGGTTGCCATTAATATGGGCACGGGTGGATTGCTCGCTATTCAGTATGGTCGAGCTACATAGTGGCCGATAAACGCTACAGGATTGTAGAAGGTGGGATGCATGATCGGTTTCATGCGTCTAAGTCGAAGATACAATTCATTGGTGGTGGGTTCGGTAACGGTAAGACTGCGGCTAGCTGTATCAAAGCATTGCAGTTGTGTATAAAGTATCCAGGCTGTAATGGATTGATAGCACGTAGCACGTATCCCAAGCTGAATGACACGATACGTAGAGAGTTCTTGTCGTGGTGCCCTACGCACTGGATCAAGCGTAATCCTACGAAGGACGACAATACACTAATTATGCATAACGGAACTACGGTCAACTTCCGTTACGTAGCGCAGAGAGGCAAGGAGCAAGAGGATAGCAAATCGAATTTGTTGTCGGCTACATATGATTGGATAGTCGTTGACCAGTTGGAAGACCCCGAATTTAGCCATAAGGACTTCATGGACCTCATGGGTCGGTTACGCGGTAATGCCTCTTACGCTGGTGATGATCCTGATATGCCTCGTAGCGGCCCTCGTTGGTTCATTGCAACTCTCAATCCGACGCGCAATTGGTGCTATCGTGAGATAATCAAGCCGATACATGATTACAGAAATGGTATCATTAATCCCAAATTGCTATGCGAGGTTGATGCGAACGCGAAACCCATACTGGACAACGGTAGACCGCGCCCCATTGTCGATCTGTTCGAGGGATCGACGTATGAGAATGCAAGCAATCTTGGCGACGATTATATTCAGGGTATGCTTGCTACTTACACTGGCACTATGCGTGATCGGTATGTGTTCGGGATGTGGGGTGCGCTGAGTGGGTTGATCTATCCACAGTTCGAAGAACAGCGTCACGTCATCGAACATAATACGGCAGTGGAGTATCTACGCCAACTGAGGATGAGTGGTTTCGAGCCTACGTTTATCGAGGGCTACGATCATGGCCTTGCGCAACATTCTTGCTACGGCCTATTTTTTGTTGACGATGATAGTAATGTCATTCTCCTTGATGGTTTTAGGCAAGCTGAACAGACGATTGCGGTATCAGCGGCTCACATCAAGGCAATACGCGAATTGTATATGGTGGACTCTGACGAGCTTCATTCTATGTATGCTGACCCTGACTGTTTTAAGCGCAAGACTGGTGACGCTAGGACAGTAGGCCAAACGGTCGCAGCGTTGTTCGCTGATGAGGGTATCAGTATGCAGCGTGGCAATAATGATATTAATGCGGGTATTGCGAAGAACTGGCAATATCTTACGCTGCTGCCTAATCACGAGCATCCGATCAGTGGACAAAGTCCGTCGAGTTATTTCCACGTCACTGACAAATGTCAGTGGTTCATTGACGAAATTACGGAATATTACTTTAGGCGAGACACGAGTGACGACGTGACCGATCGACCTACTGATAGGAACGATCACGCGATGGATATGTGGAAATACGCAATGTCGCAGCGGCCACGATTAGCGAGATATACGGGTAAGCCTAATCAACCGCCAGCTTGGTTAGCGTGGCACGAGATAGAGCGTAGTCAGCGTGAGGGCACATTACCGAGGCACAAATGATTACACTACTTATCCAAATACTCATACTGCTACTGATCTTCGGCGTTATCTGGTATATCATAACGCTAATTCCGCTACCTCCACCGTTTGCTGTAATAGCTCAAGTGATCGTTGCGCTAATCTTGCTACTTGTATTGCTCAGCATGTTGACGGGAGTGTTCCCGTTGCATAATGGACCGTTGCTTCGATGAGAACTAACTTTGACGACATAATTCGCGAAGTGTTGGGTATGCAAAAACCCACGCCTGAAATTCAATTGGCGGGTGACGTATTACCGTTCGCTGGTGGTCGTCCTAGCGTCAATACATTGCCGTCACCTAGCGAATTGTATCTTCCTCTGTGGTCGAATGATGGATGGCCTGGGTCGCAGTGGGAACCAAGAAGCAATACGCAGAAACTCAATTCAATTATCAAGATGCCAGCAAATGATTGAGATATTATGAGCGGCACATTCCCGCCTGACGAACCATCGCCGGACTTCGAGCCGGACTCTAACGTAGACCCACTCGCTAATTCACTAGCGCAAGATGGAATGCCAGCGGACGATGTTCCGCAGAACTTACCCGTGTATAAAGTATTGCCGGGTAGCCGTATTCCTGTGTCGAGTAAGCGTGGCAAAGTATGGCAGAGTAGGAAGGATACCGGCCAGAAAGCGATGGGCGATCTAATAGATGCATGGGATGAGGCAATTCGCTACTATAACCACGATCAGAGCGACCATCGCGATGGTAGTAGCTCGCCTAATGTCAGTGGCAATAGGTTTGTAGCTCGTAGACTTAACGAAATGCATAGTAGCACCGAGAATGTCGTGTTTGCCAACACGAATGCTCAGGTGCCCGAGTTGTATGCCAAGAACCCCATCATTACCGTTACCAGTAGTCCGGGTAACGAGGATGAATATAGGCAACAGGGCAGCGAGTTCGCACGTGGCGTAGAGAAGTTGGTGAATACGCTATTCGGTATGAAGGGTGCGCCGGGAATTAACCTCAAGCCGAAAGCCAAACGCAATGTGCTGATTGCGCTACTGACGAATATGGCGTGGTTCGAGGTCGGTTACGTAAATAAGGATCAGAGTAGCGAGCAAGCGTTAGGCGATCTCCAAACTTTAAGTATGCAGTTGCAGGAAGCGGAAGATCAGGAGGATATAGAGGAAACCGAACAGAGAATTAGGGCGCTTGAGGAAAAGATAGAGTTCCTACAGCCTAGTGGTCCATTTGTTCGAGTAAGATTGCCGCATCAGGTGATTATCGACCCCGATTATAGCGATCCTTATTTGACGGATGCCGCTTGGGTCATGATCGAAGATATGCTACCGACAGAATACATAAATGCAGTGTATGGTGTCGGTGATGAAGATGAGGATGGCAAAGAGGGCAGCGAGGAAGTCAGGTCCATATTCGAGCCGACGCATATACTCGATGCAGGAGATAGCTCGAACGACGATAACTTCTCACTATTCCAGAAGGATAACAATAGTTATTCGGCGTATGGTTTCGACAATAAGGAAAGCTACGATAAGGCGAAGCGAACAAAGGTCTGGTATGTCTGGGATAAGACCACTCGCCGGCTGGAGATGTATGCTGATAACGACTGGAAGTGGCCTATATGGGTTTGGGACGATCCATACCAATTACAGAACTTCTTTCCGCTCACGCCCCTATGGTTCCATGATAATCCCGTGGCCTCTTACGCGAAAGGCGAAGTCAGTTACTATTTGGATCAGCAGGACCAAATTAACGAGATTAATGACGAGAAGCGGCGTTCACTGCTATGGGCTAGGCGCAATATATTCTTCGATCCCGAGACAGGTGTTACGCAAGAGATCGCAGATCGTATTCTCAAGGGGCCTGATGCTACGGCAACACCGATTAAGGTTCCAGAAGGTAAGAAACCAAACGAGCTTATTTTCTCTATAGTGCCGCCGAGTGCGAATTTCGCTAGCTTGTTTGACAAGAAGGACTTGTATGCGAGCATAGATAGAGTTGCTAGCACTAATGAAGTAGAGCGCGGCGGAGAGTTCAAGACCAATACGACTAATAAGGCTATCGACTACTATAGCACTATGGGCAACATGCGTATGGACATGCGCTTGGATGCTATCGAAGATGCAATTGCCGACGTTGGTTGGAAAGTGGCGCAGCTTTGTTTGAGGTTCATGGACGCGCAGACGGTGCAACAATTGATTGGCATAGATGTATCGCAGTTCTGGCATCCGCTCAACTCGTTGCATGATTTCGCCAAGCTGAGTGTAACGGTAGTTGGTGGTAGCACGCAGAAGGTTAGCAGTCAGGCGAAGAAGCAAGAGGCAGTGCAAGTCGGTCAGATATTGAGTCAGTATGTTAAGGCAGCGCCCGCTACGACACTCAAAGTAACGTTACGCATGTTCAGTAATGCATTCGATAATATGAACATAACGAAAGAGGACTGGGCGGGTATTGACGCCGAGATAGAGAAAACATTGTTAGCCGGGCAAGGTGGTGCTCCGGGTATGCAGCCGGGTGGCGGACAACCAGGGCAACCGCCTGCACCGCCGCCAGGACAACCCGGTATTCCCCCCGGTGGTCCTGGCGGCGGACCAAATCCTATGCAAATGGCATCGCTAGTTACCAATGTATTAGAGCAACTACCGCCACAAGTGCTTAGGGCAATTGGTGTGGCGTTAGCGCAAGGTGCTCCGCCGCAAGCTATATTACAGCAAATGATGCAAGCAGTAGGTGGCGGAGGGCAGGGTGCTCCACCGCCGCAAGGACCACAAGCACCAGTGATGCGCCCACCGGGAATGATACAATGAGCGGAACAGAAGACAGCATACTCAGCAATATCCCTGATCTAGATAGCGATAGTGGCGGCGGAGGTAGCGATGTTGGCTCGCAAGGGTCGCAAACGTCGGATGGCGGTGGACATAGTAGTGCGGCACCGTCGCAATCAGTGGATGGAAGAAGTGGCGGCGGCAATACTGGCGACCAAACGCAGCCGGTTATTAGACGTAGACATGACGGCCTCGAAGAAAGGCCAAATCCAGAAAATCCTAATACCCGAGACCTCGTTGACCCGGTAACTGGTAGAATAGTTGCAAAGGGTGGTATCGAGCGTCGAGTATTTGAGGAAGGTCAACGACATAGTAGAGAAAATCAAACACTGCGACAACAGTTGCAGGCAGCGACGCAGCAGCTACAGGGACATAGCGAAGTTTCACGTGTTGCTACCGAGTTGGCATTGCCGGCTGAGTCGCAAGTTGTCGCTATGCGTGTCATGGCTGACTTCATGCGTGATCCAGTCAAGACATTGGAGATGTTGGTAGCCGAGGTAAAGAGTAAGGGCTATCAGATACCGTTCCTTGAGCAAGGCGTAACTCCGGGAATGGATTTGAACGCGATCCAAAGGATGATTGACGCGAAGATGGCGCCAATTACACAGAGGGCGCAGTTGGAGCAACAACAGCAACAGGAACGTGCCAACGCCCAACGTATTCTCGACGGTTTCCTCTCGACACATCCCGAGGCAGAGATTAATCTAGGAACACTTGCACAGATGATGCAAGCTCAGCCTGGATTGAGTATCCACGACGCTTATGTGAAGATGGCTACATGGAGTGTAAGTAACGGCCTCGATCATACGCAGCCACTCGAAGCTCAAATACAAGCATTACAAGATAATCCGCAGCAGTCTCAGCAGACTAACCAAGTGATGCCGCCAGTTAATCGCCGTCCGCTACCGAATGGTAGAAGTGCTCAAGGTAACGGCACGCAAGGCGTCGATGCAACTAGGCAGTTCAACGAAAATACTTCATGGAGTGACATAATCCGTCATTCTATGGAGGAAAGTGGTTTAACCCTGAGATAACATTATGTTGCGGAGAACAAGGAAATGCCAGTCGGCACAATAGTTCCTATTAACACCGTGCTGAATAGCACGTTGACGAAATCACGCAAGAAGCTCGTTATGGCGAGCATCAAGTCTAATGCACTCATGGCGTGGGTGTTTAGCAACGACAGAGTAGAGTATGAGGATGGTGGTTACAACATCACCAATCCATTGACAGTTGGCCGCAATCCGAACGTGGCTAGCTATCGTTACTACCAGTCGTTGCCCGTTAACCAAACGGACGAGTTCGACACCGTAGAATACGGCTATTCACGTGTTGCTGGCACTGTGATTATCAGTGACCAGGAGCAAGACGAGAATATGGGCGCCGCTCAGATATTCAAACTCATGAAAGAGAAGATGAATGTCTTGGAGGAAAGCATCAAGGAGAAGTTTAGTCAGTATCTATATGCTGTCGGTGGTGGGACTGACCCTCTTGGTTTGGGTAGTCTTATACCTACTAATCCTACAACTGGAACTCTCGGCGGCATCAATCGAGCCACACAGACACAGTGGCGCACATCTGCCTACGTATTTAACGGAGCGATAGATAGCACGAATATCGAGGAAGTATTCGATGACGTGCTCATGGACCTTACGCTCAAGGGAGACAGGCCGACGATTATTCTCGTTGGCCGTAATATCTATCGCACATATCGTCAGGCTGTGAGAGACAAGCTGACAATTCCGTTGTCTGAGGGTAAGTCTGGCAAACGTATGTTCGACTTGGGCTTCGAAGGTTGCTATCACAACGGCATCCCCATCATGTATGACGAAGATTGTCCCGTTAACTACGCCTATTTTATCAACGATACATATCTGCGTCTGCACATGCTCCGTAGCGTCAATATGAAAGTGAAAGAGCTAGTGGCGCCGTGGAATACCGACGCGGTAGGTAGCCGAGTGGTATGGCAAGGTCAGTGGTGTTTGTGGAGAGCGTTCCGTACACATGGCGTAGTTACGAATTAGGGAGGTAACGATGCCAAAGAATGACGTAGAAGAAATCTTGTCAGCAACGGCTGATTTCCTAGAGAGCGCCATCACCGATGATCCCGATACGCAATCCGAAATCGGGCGACTGGTTGCATTGGGTCAGAAGCCACATGTAACTCGCTTGCTGAACTCGGTAGAGGGTGCTTCCGCTACTATAATTATAGAGAAACTGTGATGCCACTCGATCCCAAGCCTGAATTTCAGGCAGAGAAAGTAACGGGTAAATTCCGTCGCCAAGTCACCGATATCACCGAGGACGTGAAGATCGTCAACGGTGCGAATGGCGAGCGTAAGATTATCACTCGGAAGATGGCACAGCGGTGGGAGGAATTCGACGACGGATACTTTGTCTACTTCCCACAAGGACACTCGATATTCGTTGCGGCTGACGACACAGAACAGCTACAACGTATCGGCGTTCTACAAGAGCCGCGTCTAGTGGATATGGAGACTGGCGAAGTCATACCAGACCATTATTCACTAAGTCCGAAAGAGATAGTCGAGCGCAAAACACGTAACCGGCCCCGTCCGATGACAGGCGGAATTGCCGAAGCTCTAGAAGGATAACACGTCATGCCTAACGTAATGACCAATCCATCATTCTTTCCTATTCGTGTAAACGAGTATGTGCCTGCTATGCAATATAGCAGTGACGTAAACTACAATGGCGCAACTCGCATTTCATTCGGCACGCCGGTTGTCGCTAATGCTACGTTGATTGCTACGGCGCTCAGTGTAGCAGCAGCGGCGACATTCGACTTGACTAATGTAGCGCAGTTTCCCGAGACGTATGGTCGCAATATCTCGGTCATTGCGAGTGGTGCCGCTACGTCGCCAGTCGTCATCAATGGATGGGACTATCTCGGTCAGCCTATCAGCGAGTCGTTTACGCTAGCTGGTGCAGTTGCCGTCGCTGGTAACAAGGCATTCAAGACGATCAGAAATATGGTCGTTACCACAACGACAGCTGCAACTACTGTTAACGTCGGTAGCGGTGCGAAATTCGGTCTACCATATAGAGCTATCAGGTGTCAGTTCGAGGTAGCGAATGGTGTTCTTGCTGCGGCTGGAACATTGCAAGCTGCTAGTTTGGTTGATCCAGCAACCGCTGTAACGACCGACCCTCGTGGTATGTATACGCCAACGACAACGCCAAACGGCACGACTGCCATTGATGCTACATTCGATTTCATTAACGATGTTAATGCAGCAGGTCGCGGTGGGCTGATGGGACTCCCACACTTCGCGAGCTAACTCTATGGGCACCGCTATTGAGGTCGTTTCCTCCCTCCCGATGGTAGCGGTGCCTACTTTCTCAGAGTATAGCAATGCAAACGACCGTTCAAGATATTGTATCTGACGTAATTACCGAGTTGTCGCAGGTTCCTGGCGTAGCGACACAGCTATATAGTGCGGGCATCATCCGTCAATTCGTGCAGGACGCTTTCCTGATGGAATTTGAGGATATGTGGTGGCCCGACTACATGACCTATTTCACGGTCGCGTTAGACGGCACTACGGGACGCATATCGAGCGATTTGATAGGACCACTTGGACCTATTAGTGAGTATGGTGACATAGCGTTTGTGTGGCCCGAGGGAGATAATCGACGGTTACAGGAATTGCCACCGGGCATCAATCCGACAACGTTAACTGGCGGTGGATTGAGGTTCATTTCGCCAGATTACACGACGGCTAATCGACCGTTGCGAGCGTGGCCTAGTGAGTCAGCCGGTAACATAGTCATATGGGCACGGCAGCGACCGAAGTTGCCATTAGCTGAGGCTGACACCGTTAATCTAGATAGGCTGCTGCTAACGTATGGCGCAGCGTGGATGTATTGCGTCGATGACGGCACCGTTCCCGCACAGGTGACTAAGTATGAGATGCTAGCCGTAAAGAGAAGGGTGCAGGTTAAGTCTCGCTATGCTCAGCAACCGTTGCCGCTCGATGCTCGACAGTCGCAGATACCGGGCGAATGGTGGATGGTGCCCTAGTGTATCGCAAACACGCATCGGCTGATCCACGCGGTAAACAGCCGCAGTCTAATTTGGTGACGACGACGGTGCGGAGCTTCGAGGGTGGTCTGAACGTCGCCGATACCGACCTCAATATGAAGCCTACATATGCCAAGATATTAGATAATATCGAGCGTGGTCTAGATGGCGCCTTGAGTGTGCGACACGGAACACGTTTACGGGCACGGTTGCAGGTAGGCGGCGACGTTAGCGATATAGTGAACTGTGTATACTTCAATCAGTTTATTATAGCAGTGCAAAAGAGTGGCCTGATTACGAAGTCAGATGGCGCTGGTGTCGTGACCGCTATGAAGATCGGGACAGTTGTTCCGTGGTCTAATGTCACCTTCTGCACATTCGCTATATTCAATAGCGACCTCATTATGTGCGATGGCGTGCATAAGCCGCTAATCATTGCAGGTAAGCCGACAAACCCACAATATATGTTGTTGGAATATCTGCAAGACTTGGGCACGTTGACGAACATCAATACGCCAATTGGTTCGCTATGTTGCACACATGGCGAATACATGATTATGGCCGGTATTCCAGCGGCTCCTACGTCTATATATGTAAGTGCCAAAGACACGAGTGGCACATGGCCGGGAGACACAGCCCCCAATGACTCGATTGCGCTCGACCTCGGACCACGAGTTAGCCTTGGTAGTGCCACGATCACCGGACTTGTCGCATATCGAGATAAGTTGGTCGTTACCTTCGAACGCGGAGTATTACCAGTCAATCTCGGCGTCTACACAGGCTCGCCGTCGGTCCATACACCCACCGATGACGGCTTCATTGAGGAATTTGGCTGTCTCACGCACCGCTCGCTAATTAGCGTAGGTGACGATACATTCTTCACAGATAATATAGGCGTCAATAGCATACAGCGGATTACGTTGTTCAATACGCTACGACCGACGCGAGCCTCGCAGCTTATTGACCCTATATTGACGCCGCTCATACAGCCCCTAAGTGCAGCGCAGATACAGCAATATGTGTTTGCCGTCTACGATATGCGGCATTTCCGTTATATGTTGTTCGTGCCGGTATTTGATAGCGGCGGCAACATTACGGAAACGGTGGGTTTCTCATATACCGCGATCAGTGAATTGAAGGTTCATGCGTGGGCTAGATTACGTGGATGGGTATGGCAAGCGGGATGCAGGACTGCGCTACAGAACATTATATTTGCTAACAAGAACAAGCTCTATTCATATGCATTCGATGATGACACAAGTATCGCCGACTACGTTAACGATGTAGACCATAACGCAGATGGCAGCGGAGTAGCAGTCAACTTCGATTGGGAACTACCGTGGGCTGACTTCAATAAGCGTATGGATACCAAGGCAACGCGGTATATGGCGATAGATACACAAGGTAGTGCTGAATTTCGAGCGCGTGCATATGCCGATAATTTGTATATGGATAAGCAGACGGGCGCCGATACGCCGATGCTAGACGCCAATTTCGTAGGTGGCGACGGTGCAGGTTACGGTAACGTGCCGTATGGTAACTTCCCGTATGGCGGTGGCCGACGGACTAGTGATGAGAGAGTGTATGCATGGCCGCTGAAATTCAAGCTCATGAAACTACGGTTTAGCGGCAGTGTGAAGAAGCCGCTGAAGTTCGTTAGTATATCACTCGCATATCTACGCGGCACTATTCGGAGATAGCATAGTGGCCCTTACTCCGTTCCTCAGATTGAGCAAGCCACCATTCGATAGCATACCGTGGGACCAAGCTATCAATGGTGACATGGACATTATCGACGGCGCAATGGCGCAGTTCCTCGCGATACCGAATTTCGCAGGAGCGTGGACTAACGCTACGACATATACCGTTGGTCAGGTGTTGCTCGACCCTACGGACTCTAGTATGCGGCAATGTATGGTATCGCATACGAGTGCAGCATATCCTACGACGTTTGCACAGGATAGAACTAACAATCCGACATATTGGACCAATGCAACTAATGTTCCGGCTGACTATGCATTGCAGGCGAAAGCGAGTGCCGATGCTGCCGATATTAGCGAGGCAAATGCACTAGCGTCGGCTAATACGGCTACCACGCAGGCAGGTTATTCGGCTACTAGCGCACTCAATTCTAAGACGTGGTGGGATAATTTTCGTGGCACATATTATGGTCCACTAGCGTCGGCGCCAACACTCGATCCATTAGGACAACCAGCTACACTCGGCGATCTCTATTTCTCTACGTCTATGAATAGGATGCAGGAATTTACGTCTAACGGTTGGCAGGATTTAACATATAACTATATGGATCGCTATCTGCCGTTTACCGGCGGCACGATGTTCGGTCCCATTACGCTAGCCGCTGATCCCACGACTAACTTGCAGGCTGCTACTCGGCAATATGTCGATAATAAGATCATCAGTAGCACGGGTGGCGTTGCGTCGTTCAATACACGTATCGGTATCGTTACACTAACTAAAGCTGACGTAGATAGCGCAGGTGGTCCATATCTACCGACAGTCGGCGATACGATGCACGGCCCAATCGACATGGGCGGTTTCCCTATTCATGGCATCGTAAACGCGCCGCAAGTTGCGAGTGATGTCGCTAATAAGGCGTATGTAGATAGCGCAGTGAGCGGTGTTCCGGGTGGTGCACTAATTAGTGACACGGCGCCGACTGCGGTTCCCGGTGCGCTATGGTGGGATAGTCTCGGCGGACAGATGTATGTTCGCTATAATGATACCAACAGTGTGCAGTGGGTAACGACGCATAACGAGAGCACGTCGCAGTTATATACGGATAACGCGGTTGCAGGGACGCTGAATAACGTCGGGCGGAATAAGCTGCACAACTCGATGTTCAATGTGGCGCAACGTGGTGCTGGTCCGTGGACGACGCTCGCATTCACTGTCGATCGTTGGTCGCTGGCGCTCAATCTCGACACTACGACTGCTGCACAATTGGCGGTGGCCGATGCCGACCGGACGCAGTTGGGAGACGAGCAGTTTACCTACTGTATGAACGTTGCTGTTACCGGAAATGCAGGAGCGGCAGCATACTCAGAACTGACACAACGCATCGAAGGTGTGCGCCGACTAGCAGGCAAGACGGTTATATTGTCATTCTATGGGCGATATACTGCGGGCACACCGAAAATCGGTATTGGGTTGTGGCAGAACTTCGGCACTGGAGGCTCACCGTCAGCAAATGTATTTATGACGGGTCAGCCGGTTACGATTATCGGCACGTGGGCGCGCTATAGTGTGACGTTCGCCGTGCCGTCAGCTGTTGGCAAGACTTTAGGAACAGCCGGAGACGATAGCACCGCGATTGAGTTCTGGTTTTCCTCTGGCACTACACAAGCTAACCGCGCTGGCAATATCGGTGTGCAATCCGGCACCTTCCAACTCTGGGGCGTCCAGCTTGAAATAGCGCAACCCGGTCAGACGCAACCAACGCCATTGGAGAAGCCCGATCCGGTGCAGCAGTTGCAGCAATGCCAGCGATTTTACACCACTGGCTTCTGTTATTGTATCGGAACACCAGGAGCCGGTGCATTTATAGGCTGCACTGTCAGCTTTAACACAACGATGCGTGCTTACCCATCAATAGCATTTACCGGGACTACTTATACCAACGCTTCCGCTATTGCTGTCGGTGGAGGTGGAGATGCACACAGCTTTGGTGTCTATGTAACAGCAACCGCAGCGGGACCGGCTAATTTCACGTCAGTCTACACCGCATCGGCGGACCTATAACATGCTCGATTTCCCCAACTCACCGACACTCGGCACTACTTATCTCGGACCCAATGGCGTCGTGTGGTCGTGGGATGGAGCGAAGTGGATCAATGGAACAGTTGGCACGAGCACAGCGTATGCTCCACTAAATTCGCCTAATTTCATCGGTAATCCGACAGCCCCAAATCCCGTAGTCGGAGATAACGATACGTCACTTTCGACAACGAGTTTTGTGCAAGCGGCGACCGGGACGGCGCTGAATAACGTCGGGCGCAATCTCGTAATGAACCCGCTGTTTAACATAGCGCAACGTGGTAATGGGCCATTTACTGCTAACGGATACACGCTCGATAGGTGGACTCTGTTCCTCTCGACTGATACGGCGTCGGTTACACGGCAGCAACTCGCAGACGCCGACCGCACCCAGATCGGTGATGAGGCAGCTAATTATTCATGTGCAAATGCTTTCACCGGCACGGCAGGTGCAGCGGCACGAACGCAATTCTTGCACCCAATCGAAGATGTGCGACGACTGGCAGGTAAGACGGTTACCGTTAGTTTCTATGCGCAAGCACCTGCACCGCGAAGCCTTGGTGTTTCGATAGATCAGATATTCGGCACGGGTGGTTCGCCATCCGCCGCAGTGCTCAACAACGGTCAATCGGTTGCGGTGACGACGACGTGGGCACGCTACACTCTCACATTCACACTAGCTAGTCTTGCCGGTAAGACACTTGGCACTGCTGGAGATCATTCAACAACGCTGAACCTCTGGTATTCATCTGGCACTACCAATGCTGCACGCGCCGGTAACGTTGGTGTGCAGTCTGGCACCATCCAACTATGGGGTGTGCAACTCGAAGTTAGCAGCATAATGACGCCGCTGGAGAAGCCCGATCCGCAGCAGGACTTAGCGAAAGCGCAAAGGTTCTTTGCCACGGGAACGGTAATTGGGGTAACTTATCATCAAGCTGGCTATAACTACGCTGTGCCGTTTAGTCTACCAGTGATGATGCGTGCTATTCCAACGGCGGTCATTACTAACACCGCATCCAGCAGCAACCTCACCGGTGCGACACTAACAATGTGGACACCCAGAGATGGCTATGCACAAGGGGCCGCTGTTGCGACGACGAGCACCATATTGAATTTCTCATATACAGTCAGCGCCGACCTCTAGAGGTAAACATGGCAGAATACCAACTCACAGCGAACGAACACACAATCCTGCGTGTGGCTGACAACGCGCACATTCCTGATGATCCCGCTAACCGCGACTATCAGGAATATTTAGCGTGGCTAGATGACGGTAACATACCTGATCCTGCGCCACTTCCACCCGAACCACCGGAACCAACACCAGTTGATCTACCGCCTGTTATGCCGACGGACCCAAATCATGCGGCACCGAAAGGTTACGTAGACGCTGAAATCCTTAAGTCGAAAGCGGAAGTAGTGCCGTTAACCGAACGTATGGAAGCAATCGAAGCACGCATGATTGCCGTAGAACGACAACTTAAATGAATGTCTAGAATAGTGCCCATTGACCAATCGAATATGGGATACGCTATAGCGCTGGCTAAAGAGCTACACACTCTCGGCTCATTCCGCGATATACCATTCGACTATGAACATATAAAGCGGTCTACGTTGCATATGATAGCCGCACCAACATGGTTCAAGTATATGGCAATGGATGACAACGAGACGTATTGCGGCGTGATGATAGGTCAGGTGGACTCATTCTTTTTCAGCCCACGTCTACTAGCTAACGAGTATGCATTGTATGTGCGTGAAGGAACACCGTCACGTGCTAAACTCGCTAGCATGTTGGTTCGAGCCTTCATCAAGTGGGCATATGATGTGCATAACGTAACGCATGTGCAGACTGGCGACGTTGCTAGCATAAACTCGGTGGGCGTAGATGCACTCTACCGCCGACTAGGATTTGAGCGGTTTGGCGTAATATACAAGTATTCTCGACCTGGGGGCGTTGTGTGATGTTGACACCGGGCGCTATTTCGCACTTAGAGTTTCGTGGATTGTGTGGTGGTGGTGGTAAGGGTGGCGGAGGTGGTGGAGCAGCGCCACAGATAGTGCCGCCAATTGTGCTCACTGATCCGGTGAGTGGTAAGACTTTCGTGCAGCAACCCGGTGGCACGATGAACTATAACACTGGGCAGATAGATTATACGAATGCACAAGACGAACTCAATGCCGAAATATCGCAACGTCAAGCTGGCGAGAAAGCAACGAGTGACGCCGCCGTAGCTCAAGCCGCAGCAGACAAGGCATCGGCTAAGTCAACATTCGATACACGACTACAAGGTGCCTACGATACAGGCCTCAGCAATATCACTAATTATTTTACCCAACAGGGTCTCGATCCCAATAAGTATATGCAATCGGACATTATACCGGCGCTCAATACCGCTCGCCAAGGTGTGCAAGACCTCGATCCAAATCCAATGGCAGCATTCTCGCCAACGTTAGGTCAATCTATTCTCAATAACATATCGACAGGTGCCAGAACACGCGCCGACAACTCCCTTACATCGCTGCTACCTTCGACGTATGCCGACACTGCCATTAATTATAGCAATATAGACCCATATGTAGGTGAAATCCTCGGCTCACAATTCGACCCGCTATCGTCGCAGCTACAGAACGCCAACAAGCGCGGAACCCTTAACGAATTTGGTTATAAGGCAGCGCTCGATGCACTATCAGGCAGCAAGACAGCCGCCGAAAGTCAGGTCCGTAGCATAGGCTCGGGTATCGTAGACAAAGATAGGCAAGCACTAAGCGATTATATCTCGCGTGCTCATACCACAGTCGGGAATATGAACCCTGGCGCTCTAGAGGGCTTCGATCCCAATACATATGTAAGTGGAGCGCATGATCTAGCCAGCCGTCAGATAGGAACACTAGGCGGCGACATACGTAGCTCGCTCGGCAACACGAAGTTCGCCGACTTGCAGACATTGCTTAATCAGGGTGGTAGCGTGCAAGGCGCTAACTCAGGCGGACCAACAACGCCGGGTGGTGTAGGCGACGCACCACTTGATCCTACACTAGCGCAAAACCAGAATGAGAAGCGTGGTCTAGGCACCGTAGGCGCATTCTAATGATTACGTTTGCTCGTGAGTCATTCCGAGAAATACAAACGGAATACGGCAAATTCGTCTACGAATACTGGGATAATTCGCCAGAGAATAGCGGCCACATTCCTCTGGATTTCAATTGGGATGCTTATACTCGGCTTGATATTAATAGCGTCCTCCATCTAACTGTTGGCCGCGATGATGGTAAGATGGTGGCAGCGGCGCTCTATCTATTGACCAACAATATAAAACATCGTGGCCTAATGACAGCGCATTGTGACACGTTTGCCGTATCACGAGATTATCGAGGGCAGGGTCTAGGCCGACAGTTGTTCGCTGCGGTAGAGCCTCAGTTGATAGCATTAGGAATAAAAGAGATACATAATTCGTATCGCGAAGTCTATCATACGAAACCGATATTCGAGACATTGGGTTTCGAGTTGATGGAACGCATATACGTAAAGAAATGTAAAGAAGGTAACGTCTAATGGCCTTCTCAGCAATTGCCGCCGCTGCTGCCGTCGCGAGTGCTGGCGCTGGCGTATATAGCGCACTCAATACTAATACACGTAGCGCGCAACAAGCGGCTGACTACACGGGCGCTAATCTACAGAATGCCAGAGATCAGCAACAATATCAAGCAATGCTCAATGCAATCGCGTTGCAGCGTTCGACGGCTGGTTACGGCGACTCACTAGGCACGACACAGAAATACGATCCCTACACTAATCAGTGGACTACGACACTCGGCGCATTACCGCAGCAACAAGCTACCTCACAGGCGCTCGCTGATATATCGCGTAATACGACCGACATGCGGACGGCGCAAACTGCGAACCAAGATGCACTCTCACGCTCACTGACTGCGAGTGATGCATCTGATACCGCAATGCGTGCTATCCGCGCCTATAATCCCATGACACCGGGCGGATTAACGGGTGCGCTAATTGAGCGAACTACAAACGCTAATCGAGCGGTGCAAGACCCTCTCGTAGCTGACACGCTACGACAATATGCACGCATGGGAACTTCCGCTGGTCCCGTGTTGTCGCAACTACAACGTGAGAGCGCAGACGGCCTACGCAAGTCGATCATAGATAGCACGATCGCAGGTTACACTAACGCAGGATCAATCAACCGCGATAATATGGCGAGCTTGTTGGGCAAATATTCGACGCTGAATGCCAACGCTACACCGTCGTTCAACTATCCTGGCGTTGCTACAGACGACACCAACAAAACACTCGCTAATCTAGCGGCATATAGAGCGGCGCAAGGTGGCAAGGCGGCGAGTGACGCTGCGGGTAACGTGCCGGGTATGGTTAATGCAAATACGTTGGCATCGGGACAGGCTGCGAAGAATGTCGTAGATAGCAACTTCCAATCTAATCAAATAGCCAATGCAGGCAAGGGCTTCGAGAACCTAGTCAAGAGTGGCACTGATTTGTATAAGTCATTAGGTTTCGGCAGCAGCGGCAAATCTAGCACCGACTACTCGAAACAAGATATAGGTTTCGGCGCTGGTAAGTTGTGGCCGTCGTGAGGTAACATGGCAGAGACTAATTCACCTATCGGCTGGAACGTTAAGGCAGACCAGCCATACGCTACCGAAGTTCAGGCGGCGGCTGACTTAGCCAACCCCGAACGTAAATCATATATGGCGCTACCGACACTGATCGGTGCTCAGGCGCAACACTCTATCGACAACTCCAATTATGCTGACCAACTCGGCCAGCAACGTATGTTTGCCTATCATCAGGTAGCCGCGAAGATAGCCGAAAATAACGCCAAGAACGCTATAGACGTTATGCGTCTCGGTAACGACAATCCAGGTGCTATAGGTTTCGCGGCGAATAATCCGGCAACCGCTGGATCGTTTGCAGGTATGGACCCTAATGCAGCGGGACCATTCAACGATTGGTCGTCTAGAATGAATACGGCTAAGATGGTAGACTTATTGGGTAAGGGAGCACAAGGCGCATTGGCTGGCGGAATACAGATGCCGACTGACTATTTCAGCAAGGTATTGCCCGGTGGTCCGGCTCTACAATACGGTGATCCGCCGATGGTGCAAGCTGCCAAGATTAAGGAAGCCGGCTCTAATGCACGGGCTGCGGCTAGTGGCGGTGGCGGCGGCGAAATAACTATTCATGATGCAAACGCCGATATTAAGTTCAAGCGGCAATCTGAGAAAGAAGCCTATGATATTCTACAACGATATAAAGATCGTAAACCGGGCGCCGGTGGTGGCGACGGAACACAGCCGGGTCATGTAGGCGGCGGAGATACGTCAACGCAAACTAGAGGAGCGGTGCCTGATCTACCGATGGCGCAACGCGATACTCCCGCTAGTGCACCGAGTAGTGCTGGTGTTCCGTTACCTAACACTGAACAAGGTAACTCTGTCCGCAAACAAGTATCAGATGCGATAACGAGCGGTGCTTCAACTGCGTCCCCAGAAGTGCGACAGAAAATCGCCGATATTAAGGCTAAGGGCAACCTCGATGTTCGCCACGATCCGAAAACAGGTAAGATATGGGTAGTTGGTAAGACTGGTCAGGCATATCCCGTGAACTAATATGGCCGACATAACGACGCCACTCGATCCACCTGTAATACCGCCACCTACCGACCCCTACTCTCTCGCGTCGATAGTGCGTTATCCCGGTCTATTAGCCAAAAGCCTAGCTCCTGGCGCTCTAGCTAATTTCCTTGCACCGCCACCCGATGTAGCTGCGCAAACATCCTCGTTACCGGGCTTTATAACGGGCAACGTCAGTGGTATCGGCAATCTACTCGATCTAGCTAATAAGCCATTCGACGCTGCCACGAATTATGTTCGCGGTAAACTAGGGATAGCTCCACAACCATCTGCGCCTAAGCCACAATTTATAGATGATTGGAGTAAGGCATACGAGGGTTCGATAGACCGCGCTACCGCTGTAATGCCGCAATTTATGCAACCCGATCCACAGAACGCCGCAGAAGAAGCAGTAGTTCGTGGCGGTAATGCAGTCGGCGGTATGTTAGGCGTTCCTCTACCATCTCGCGCTCTCACAGCATTACCTAGAGTATTGCAAGTTCCTGCTAGCTTTGTTGCACCATTAGCAACGGGTGGCGGCATTGCATCGAAAGCCGTGCCTCTGGGAATTGGGGCCGTGGCGCCGTTAGCCATAGAGGAGGGCGTCAAGTTTATGCAAACGACGCCTGACAGCCAAACCTCACGACAAAGTGAGCAACCCAGTGTATCAACCGCCGCTGTTTCACCAACTCCGCCGCAACTACCAGCGTTCATGCGACCGACGCAACCCAGCGGCACCACTAGCAGCGATCAATTACCGCTATTTATGCGACCAACACCGACGCAAGCGCAACCAACCCAAGGCACCACGACGCAAGGTGAGGTAGAGGGTGGCGAGAGTTCGATAACTGGTGGTCACGTATTAGGTGGATTAGCGGCACTCATTGCAGCGGGACTTGCTGCCAAATACCATACACGTATACCTGGACTAGCTCGTGCCGTTGAGCGTCCTGGCTATGTTCGCGATGCACAAGCATTCAAAGATGCGCAAGCATTACGTGAGGCTGGTGATCCGGCGCAGACATTCAAGATGGGCGATCAACCGCCTGCACCACTTGGTATTACGCCAGAGAAAGAAGCACTACGCAGGTTCCAGGCTAGCGTTCAGGATCGTAATGCCGTCGTCGCAGAACACTTGAAAGGCGTATCACAGACCGACAAGGATTTAGCACAATCTCTAGGTATCGTAAATAATCCAGCGTCACAGAATGCACGTGTCGGCAATATGTTCGAGACTGGTGTGCATGAGGCTACAGGTATCAGTCTACCGTCATGGGGCAAGTTATCTCGTGATATAGGTAGACTATCGCCAGACGAACAACAAGTTCTACATAGTGGTCTATGGTCACGTAGCGCACTCGATAATCGCACCGATCTATTCAACAAATCCATGCAACAGGGTAAGGTGCCCGATCCACGCGCTACACGCACCGGCCTCTACAATATATCCGACGCTGATTTACGTGCAAACGTAGCAGCTATGGAGAATACGCCACACCTAAACGAGATAGCCGATCGTTATCGTGCTACCATGTTAGGCAATCTCGACATAGCCGAGAAGATGGGCTTCTCGCGTTCCGAACTCGCTAAAATACGCCGCATCAACCCGAACTATGTTCCATCTGTAGACTCAGAAGGTAACATAGCGCACACATTTGCACGACGCGAGACAGAACCATATCTAGGTAACGAGATACCTAATACGACGCCGTGGGATGCCGCATCTCAGCATAACTCAGAGCTATATAAGTTATTCGAGAATAACGCCCTAAAGCGCCGTATCATAGACGCCGATACACATGCCTCGATAATGGACCCGAAGCGTGCATCGCTATTCAGCCGTAAGACTGACTACACAGGCAAAGATGTAGGCGCACCATTAGACACCGCAACGTGGGACGTATATCGACCGGGAGGTAAAGAGACATATCACGTTCATAACAAGGACTTCGCTGACCTATTCGACCGTAATCCGACGATGACACATGCATCAATATCGGCGTTGCGACGCTTCTACCAACGTGGCGTTACCGGACCACTAGCGATGATCGGCGGTAAGGTATTCCCAT